ACTGCCGCCCCCAATATTGCTGCATACGCAAACCCCGGTAACCCTAATCCAGCGGGCCACAACGCCGGATCTGGTTCTCACCCTGCGAACAGTCTTGTACCTAACCTGAGCCATAACGCTACTGCCCACCCGGCAGGTCACAACGCTGGGCATGGTTCGCACCCTGCTAATGGCCCCCACGGTAACACTGGCCACAATGCTACGTCTCACACAGCAGGCCACAATGCGGGCCACGGTCATCATCCGGCGAACGGTCCGCACGGCAACACTGGCCATAACGCCACGTCTCACACGACTGGTCACAATGCTGGGCATGGTCACCATCCTGCTGGTGGTCCGCACGGTAATCATGGTCACCACGCAACTACGACTCGTTCAAATCATCATCACCATACTGATTCGCATCATCACACTCGCTCAAATCATCACCATCACACGCGAACCAATCACCACCACCACACGGACTCACATCACACGGCACGTGAGAACATTCACCACCATATTCGGACTAATCACCATCATCATTCGCGATCTAACAGCCACCTTCGATCAAACTACCACCACACATCACGGTCCAATTACCACTCTGGCAACCACAGATCTAATCACCATTTCCACACTCGCTCAAACCATCATCATCAGTCAAATCACCACCATCACACTCAGTCGAACCATCATCACCACACTCAGTCGAACACCCATCACCATGTACAAAACCACCATCACACTCGCTCAAACCACCATCATCACACCCAAACCAATCACCACCACCACGTTCAAAACCATCACCATGTAAGAACAAACCATCATCATCACACCGCTGGCGATGCAGGGCATCCAGCAAACGGCAATATGACACCGAACCATCATGCGTCGGTCAACCATGCTCATAACTCTGGCACTACAGCACACCCTGCTGGAGGGTCACTCGCTCCTAACCACAACGCTTCAGCACACCCTGCTGGTCACACTTCTGGGACTACAGCACATCCTGCTGGAGGCTCTCTGGCCCCCAACCATAACGCTTCAGCGCATCCCGCCGGTCACACCTCTGGAAATGCTAACCATGCCGCCAACGGGACGCTCACGACCAATCACAATGCTACGGCACACCCAGCAGGCACAAACGTGACTCATAACCCGAACTACTCGGGAGGCACAGGAGGAACAAAAGGCACCGGAGGTACTGCTACAGGAGGCAATGCAGGCAACCAAGGACAAAAGGGTGCTATCATTGTCGTTACCAGACAAATGGACGCTAATGTCCGCTCGGCTCAGTTGGGTAACCACTCCAACTACGCCAGAATCATCGATGTAGATGGATAGGTGAATTATGTTTGAAAGCATGTCAAATGAAGACAAGGTTGCTGTTTGCGATGAGCAGGTGGCTCAAGTAGACCGCAACATCTACTCATATATGCTTACTCTCGGTTTGGACCCGGCCACCGAAGATGCTGCAACAGTGACCGTTGACACCGCTGAATCAGATTACGTTCAAAGCCTCCAGCAAAGCGTAATCGACTCGGTTGCACGACGCACGTTCATCCTAGGTGTTAAGACCTCTCTTAGTGCGTGATGCTTTCTGACAGCAGCCCAATTCACCGGTTGTACGCTGATTGTTTGTATGCGGGCATTGATCCTGTGGCCTTCACGTCAGATTGGTTCCCATCTGCCCCCGAAGACACAATCCAGTACGACCTAGAAATCTTTGTGCAAGATGCACTGGTTGAATGGAAGTCTGCTAACCTCAATCCTTGATGACTTCTCCCACATTCTCTTTCGCAGGGCATCGCAGTAGTTACATCTTGGTCGGAGATGACATCGTCCCCAGAGATGTATGCGACGATATTATTGCTAGATCGCTAGACAACTACGATGACTTCTTTTATCCCGGCCCCACTCTGGGCGGTGTAGATGTTGCAACTAAGTCCAGCATGGACTTCGACTTCGGTGTACAGGCCATCACGAGTAAGGGGTTTGACCCCGAGCCGTGGGCTACGTATGAGTCAATCATGACTGAGGCTCTGACGACGATAATCAGCGAATATCAGTCGCAGTTCTTTGACCTATGGCGGGTGCCAAACTTGATCGACACCGGTTTCCGCCTACAGCACTATGCCAAGAACTATGGATACTACCGCGAGCACATTGACGGGTGCATTTGGGGACCAGTTTCATCACGCACCCGTATCTTTGGGGCAGTCATCTACTTGAACGACATTGACTCCGGGGGAGAGACACACTTCCCTGTACAAGAGCAGAAGGTACAGGCAAAGGCTGGGCGTGTGGCACTGTTTCCAGCCGCTTGGACTCATCCACACGCAGGTATGCCAGCACACAGCAGCGACAAGTGGATGATTAGTTCTTTTATCACATGCACCCCCGAAGAGGGGTACTTGGAGTATGATATAGATTCTGGAGAAATGAAATCCCAAACTGACAAGTCAGGAGACGACGCGTGAAAAAGGGAGAAGCAGTAGGAGTAGAGGTAGCACCGTGCATCGTCGTGTACGAGGATGTGTTTGATGCCACCATCTTTTTGCGGACACTTATCCAAGAGTGTGAGAACGAAGAGGGGTTCCTTAACTGGACACGGGATACCGTTGGTGACGGAGAAGTCACCGACAAGCGCACCTCTATGAGTTGCAGTGTCGACAACCTTCGTGCGGCGGAAGAGTATTCAGAGACTCTCAACGACAACACCAAGTTGTTGATTGATGAGTGGATGCAGATCTTCCCCAAGATTGACGACGTGGTCTGGTCGTACCGTAGTTCTTATGACTTGACTCTACACGGGGATCAGGGTTATCGAGTGCTTCGTTACCGTGGCGGTGAGGAGTATCAGGCACACCACGACCACGGTCCGGGCAATGGTCGTGTCTTGAGCCTTGTTTGTTTTATCAATGATGGCTACACGGGTGGCGAACTAGTGTTCCCTACTTTTGATGTAACTGTTACTCCAAAGGCAGGAAGTGTCGTTGCGTTCCCGTCGAACTTCCCGTACAAGCACGTTGCTAAACCCGTGGGAGAAGACGGTTCTGCTAAGTATTCGCTTGTTACGTGGTTTGAGTGATGCGTAAGCACATCGTAATCGTCGGCTCAGGCACTGCTGGCCTGACCACCGCTATCACCCTGAAGGCATGGTTCCAGATGTACGACATTACTGTCGTGTCGTCTAAAAGCATCGGGATTATTGGAGTTGGCGAAGGTTCCACGGAACACTGGCGGTCGTTTCAGGACGATATGAATATCCCTATCGAAGGGCTATTGGTTAACGCAAAAGCAACTCATAAGTACGGTATCGCGTTCGAGGACTGGACAACGCACACCCCGCACTACTACCACTCGGTGTCTCACGGCCCCATCACTATTGGTAACTTTGCTGGGTCATACGCCTACTGCATTGAAAATGACTTGCAGTTAACCAAGACGCTGTCGTGGCGAGGTATGAAAGACGGTAAGATCCCATTCAGCGAGGACAAAGAGGGTAATGAAAACACCCACCTCAATACCAACCAGTATCACTTTGACACTCATGCTCTTAACGACTTCCTGAAGATCATCGCTAACGAGCGCGGCGTTCACTTCGTTGAAGATGAGGTTGACTTCGTTGTCAAGGATGACGACGGTTGGGTGGACTCCCTGTACCTGAAGAACGCTAGGGGCAGGATCAAAGCCGACCTGTTCATCGACGCTTCTGGCTTCAACCGTGTGTTGTTGAAAGAGATGGACGACCAGACATTTGTTGACTACGGTAAGTACCTGCCGTGTGACAGCGCCGTCGTATTCCCCACCCCTTCCCGTGAAGACGGTAAGATTCTTCCGTTCACACGCGCACGCGCCCTCAGTTCGGGCTGGTTGTGGGAAATCCCCACACAGGAACGTAGGGGTAACGGTTATGTCTACTCTTCTAAGCACACCTCGGATGACGATGCCTTGCGGGAAGCATTTGATGCGGCTGGGTATGAGTCAGACGAAAGCCGTGTATTACGATTCCAGTCGGGCTACATGAAGAAGACGTGGCAGAAGAATGTTGTAGCGGTTGGTTTAGCGGCTGGGTTCATTGAGCCGCTAGAGGCAACCTCTATTTCCATGTCTTTGCAGCAGGCTCGCCTGATCTGCTCTTACTTGCCGACATTCAACAAAGAATCACGTTATATGGTGGGCGAGTACCACCGTATGATGGATCAAATCATGGAAAATACTCTTGCCATGATCTCTCTTCACTACATCTCTGACCGTACAGACTCCGAGATGTGGCGTGACCAGCAGAACGCCCCCAAGCCAGAACTGCTAGAACGGCTGCTAGGGCTGTGGGCAGAGCGGTGTCCTGAGATTCATGACATGCCCCATTCTGGGTTTGAGTTGTTCAGCCCCGTACACCTGTGGCACGTAGCGCAAGGTCAGGGCCTGATTAGTCGTGATCTGGCTACCATGCAGTTGGATGCGTACGGCTCTCGCAACCCCTCACGTCACCACATCAACGAAGTAACTGCGGAGTATATGAAGGGAGATATCGTTGACCACAGAGAAGCACTCCAGCGACTTGCCGAGCAATTTGAAAGTAGTAAGTCCAAGTAGTATCCACGAAATCGAACCAGAACCGGGGCAGGTGTTTATGGCACCGCAGACCCCTATCTTGTTTCACGAGAAGTCGTTACCTATCAACAACACCCGTACGTGGCCTGATTGGTGGAAAGGTGTAGAGTCCGCTGAAGGTAGCGTTCGTCGTTGTGCCGGTACCGCTGACTATATCAGCCTCGGATTCACGATTCCGTTGTGGGCTAATCTGAAAATGCGCCCCTCGCCTAACAAGCGGCAGTGGGAGTCACAGTTCGACATTGCAGGCGACCACCCGTTCGGCGTTGAGGGTTTTAGTTTTGAGCAGACCGGCCCCATCCCCGTGACTGAGGTGCGCGGTATCAAGCGTGCTAACTACGTCAAGATCATCAACCCGTGGGTTATTAAAACCGCCCCCGGCTGGTCATGTATGTTCTTGCCTGACATGTACCAACCAGACCCTAACTGGACGATTCTCCCAGCAGTAGTCAACACTGACTATTACCATCACGCCCATATCGTTATCAATGTATTGGCTGAAGACGAGTTCACCATTCCGGTGGGACATCCGATGCAGCACATTATCCCGTTTGAGCGTTCCACTACGGGTATTGAGTTGCAGTATGGGGACCGTATGGCGTACGAGATTATGGATCAGGCAGGCTTTGGTACCCCATTCATTCCTCGTAACATGAAGTCTAAGTACAAAAAGACTCAACGAGAGATGGATTCTTCCGCACAGACATGCCCTGTGACTGGTCAGTCCGCCCCCGAACCCAATAAAAAGCGTAAGTGGTTCAGCAAGAAATAGTATACTTTCGGTGAGCGCAACCGGAGAGTGTTATGCCTATTAACTTCCCTGATTCACCGACTACTGGTGACACCCATACGTCTGGAGACAAGACATGGACGTACGATGGTACGGCATGGAACTTGGTAGTAGGAGGCGTCCCCACTGTCGTAGACACTCTTACCATCAATCAGGACGCTGAAGTAGATGGTATTCTCACCGCCAACCACATTCACGGCAACATCGCCGGTTCGGTGTATTTGCATGTAAAGAATACATCGGGCGTGACGATTCCTGAGGGGTCGCCGGTGTATGCGACGGGTTCTGTGGGGGCATCTGGGGGAACTGAGATTGCTGCTTCAGATGCTTCTACTGCCGCCACGATGCCTGCTTTGGGTATTACTCAGTCTGAGTTGGTAGCCAATGCCGAAGGTCATGCCACCATTCTTGGCGTTATCGAGAGTCTTGATACCAGTACTTACGGTCTTAATGACTCATTGTACGTCGCCCCCGGTGGAGGTCTGACAGATACACGACCAACAGCGCTTACAGATCTCGTACAGAAGATTGGGCGTGTGGTTCGTGTAGATGGCTCAACTGGTGAGATTCTTGTGTTGGGTGCTGGCCGTGCGAATGATGTGCCGAACAATGTTGTTGCTGGTGGTTTGACGATTGACACGGATACATTGCATGTTGATGCGACGAATGATCGTGTCGGTATCGGTACAACGACACCTAGCCAAACACTTCACGTCAATAGTGGAGCAGGGAATGTCCCAGCGTTGTTTGAGTCAACGGATTCCGTTTCAATCATTCAGATCAAAGATAACGCCACTACGACACCTCCCGCTGTTGCGGCGGTTGGTGACGAACTACGACTGCAAACAAGTGGCTCTTCCAGAGTAACTGTTGACTCAACTGGCAATGTCGGTATTGGTACAACGACACCCAGCACGTTGCTTCATGTAAAGGGTGCCGCCGCAAACGACGCTTCGCCTGAAATGACTATTCAGGGGAATGGTTCCATGGCGTTTCACGGCTCGTTGGCGCAAGGAAGTTACAACGGCATTGTAAATGCAGGCGACATGGGCATCATCTTCACTGATGGCACACAAGGCACAGGAGAGTTTGTTATTGCACCTTGGGCTAGTGGTACTAGCGGTGTGCGTATCGATTCGTCTGGCAATGTAGGTATCGGTACAGCGACACCTGCTGGCACCCTGCACATCAGCGACAGTAACCCAACAATCTGGCTGACAGACACAGACACAAACGCAGACTCCTTTGTCTCTGCGAGTTCCTCCGTAGGCTCTCTGGTTCTTTCGGCAGATGAGAACAATGAGGTCGGTTCTAGCCAGATGGCTTTCAAGGTTGACGGCACAACTCTAATGGGATTGCAGGCAAGCGGAAACCTTGAGATGGTGGGCGGAACCGTAAAGGGCGACGGTGCCTTAGTTCAAATGGTCTCGGCAACCTCGGGTGTTAGCGATCTGACTAGTTCTGCAAACATCGCAAGTATTACGATGTCACCAAAGTACAGCGACAGCACCATGCTTGTGCTGGTCAACTTCCATGCTTATAAGTACAACACATCAACTAGCGTCAATAACCAGTATCAGTTGTACCAAAGCGGGGGAGGAAACATTACTCCTCTACGAAACTATCAAATGTATAGTCCTAACGGGGATAGTTACATGTTCCAAGGTGTAGTGAGTGGGACTATAGCCGCAGGGTCAACCGCAAGTAGGACTTATCATTACTATGTAACAGCGTCAAGTTCTGCTGACCGCATCTACTTTTACTGGAAAACGATTTACGTATTGGAGATTGCGACATGAGACTGCCCCCCAACTACGGTGACGCAATTCTTACCCTACGTCCTGATGCTCGCTATATTATGCATGAAGACGATTTGGAGAACATTGAGTGGGTAGAAGTAGAAGGCGTGCCTCCTACTCCGACAGAGATAGAAGCACAACTAGTTCTGCTACAGGAAGAGTACGAGGGTCGTTCTTACCAGAGAGAACGTGCATCAGCGTACCCGTCTATCGGTGACCAATTAGATGCACTATTTCACGCAGGAGCATTCCCTGAAGGTATGGCTACACAGTTGCAGGCTGTGAAAGACGCACACCCGAAACCGGAGGCTAACTGACCGCTATTGAAGCAGAGTCCGCCCCCTAACCATTATTCACCTGCTACACTCATTGATAGACCCTGACCAAGGAGAACCAACATGGCTACAAATAAGACCACTCAGATTGCAGAAGTCCTCATTGAGGAGGAAGTAGAAGAGGCCAAAGCCCCTGTATCTTCTCCTGAGCCAACTATTGTCGCCCCCACGACCAAGAACGCAAAGATTAAGGGAACGTGGACAATGTTTTGGGGGAAACAGAAGTGGGACTTCATTGACGGTCACCGTTACGACCTTCCGCTAGACCTATACGATTACCTGCGTAAGGCTGGCAACATTTACGACACGCTCTGATATAGGAGGGCCGCATGGCCTTTATTATCCCCAACGCCACCTCTACCGCCAGCGGTGCTAAATACGAGAACTTAGATCAGGCTGAGCCAGATTCTCTAGATTTTGAGATCCTAGGCAACGCTGGTCGCTCAGGCGTTCTGTCAGGCTGTGCTGTTACGGCGTTGGCTGTTCCTAGTCCTACCGCCGTGGCGGTGTCTGGGGGTGTGGTTATCCTCAACGGACAGCCGTATATCGTCTCCGGGCAGGCCTCATTCGGACTCCCAGCAGCACCTACTGATGCTAGGTTCGACGTAATCGTTGCCCGTGTGTCAGGCGGCACAGTGTCCTTGGCGACAGTCAAAGGCAACGATGAAATCACCAACCCTGAGTTTCCTAGTAGCGTCAATACGCTGGCGACCGGGGTGGCCTTCGACGGTTCCATCCATATCAACCTCGCCACAGACGTTGTACTCGCCTCAGTTTATCGTCAAGGGTCCAGCAACCTTACGGAAAGCCGTATTACTGACCGCCGTTTGATGCAGTCGTCATCGGTGTATGACCAAGGTAGTGCCGCCCCATCAGGTTCAACGGGAACCACCGGTAGCCTGTTTTTCCGCAACAATCGTGTTCAAGGAAGTTCAGGCGCAGGTCTGTACGTTAAGAACTCCACCGGAAGTTGGCTGGAGTTGGCACAGAACAACGGCCCCCAAGTACCTGTCGGGTCAGTCATGGGATGGGCGCTTACATCTAGTGTCCCCACGGGCTGGTTAGAGTGCGATGGGTCTTCGGTAAGCCGTACGACCTATGCCGAACTTTTCGCTGTTCTGGGAACTACCTACGGCAGTGGTGACGGTAGTACTACTTTTACCCTCCCAAACTTCAACGATAAGCACCTGCGTGGTACCACTAACACGGGGCTATTGAGTACTAACCTTGGTAGCGATAGCGTTACCGTACCGGTACCGGAGCACCGCCACGGTATGCAGCACTCCCACGGTATGCAGCATTACCACGCCGTCGACCACGACCATAGCGCTAATAGCGCTAACCAAAGTGCTAGCCACACACACGCACACCGTCACAGGCACAACGCCACTACCGGTAACCAAAGTGCTGACCACCACCATGGAATAGGTCATACGCATAGCGCCACGACGACCGCCACTGGTAGCGCCCACTTTCACTCCGGGTGGACTGATCGGCTCGCTGTCGGTCCCAACGGCAACTATGACATCGTTCGTTCACGTTACTGGACTGAACAGTACACATCCAATAATGCCGGTACCGACCGCATTACCGGAACCGGTAATGCTGCTAACCCCACCAACGACGGAAACCACACCCACACTGTTGACATTAGCACCCAGTCGGGCAACGTGAGCGGTAACCAAAGTGCTAGCCATACGCACTCCCTTACGACAGGTGAAGGCATTTCAGTAAACAGCGTCAACACCGCTGACAACACAACTGGTAGCCAAAGTGCCAGTCACAAGCACACCATTACAGTCGACGATACTACTGACCTGTCAACTAAGGGGTCTATTACTGCCAACGCGACTGATCGTACTAGTACAGATCAAAACACGACGACTGTTACTGGTTATACGGGATCTGCAAACGCAAGCGTCGCTACAGTTCCGGCATCTACTTACGTACGTTGGATGATTAAGGCTACCGGTACTCAGACTATTGCTGCCACTGATGGGGACGGCATCCTCTCCGAGGCTCGTGAAGAGGTCGTCACAGTCGAACTTTCTGGTTCTGGGGCGCTTCCTTCACCTTCTACTGGGGTCGCCTATTACCGTATGCCATGGGCGGCTACGCTGACTGCTGTTAAGGCGAACCGCAACGGTACTAACAGCAACGGCGCGGTGACTATCGACGTGAATGAAGGCGGTACAAGCGTTCTCAGTACAGAAATTACGATTGACGTCAGTGAGAGTTCTTCACTAACCGCTGCTACTCCAGCAGTGATTAGTGACAGCGCCATTGCTAACGACGCTCTGCTTACATTTGATATTGATTCGGCAAACACATCTGATGAAGGACCGCTTACAGTTACCCTGTACTTCACTAGGGAGGACTAGTGGCAACCAAAGCCGATATCACTACGACGGCACGTACGTATCTGCGTGACTTCAAGAAGCCTTTTCAACAGACGTTCGTCCCCATGGGACGTATGTATGATATGGGTAAGCCTAACATTGAGTCTTCCACTTTGTACGTAGCGTACATACCGCAGGGAGGAACTTCCGCCAGCGTGTTAGTGGAGAGTCAGTATGAGTTAGACGCTCGCAACGGACAACTACGTCTGGTACCGCAACTCAATACGACCGACACGCTCATGGTTGAGGGTTATTACTACGAATGGTTGCTACCTGACGACCTTGACTTTTATGCCGACATGGCGATTAACCTAAACACTCACAACTTGAGAGTTCCACTGGCTAACATGGCCCCCGCTGTAGCGGACGTCATCGGTATCCACACCTTAGTACAGGCTCTATGGGGTCTTCTGTCGGAGTTTTCTCGCGATATCGACGTCATTACTTCTGAGTCTGTACACATCCAGTCTTCTCAGAGGTATCGCATGGTCTCTAGCCTGCTGGATTACTGGATGGCTGAATACAATAAGCGCGCTCAGGCTCTTAATATCGGTCTGGAGCGTCTGGAAGTTGTCAACCTTCGCCGTATCAGTCGTACTACTAACCGCTTGGTACCTCTGTACAAGCCGCGTGAGGTCGGAGACTACGGACCTATCGAACGTATTTGGCCTGAAATTGACGATGGTCTCATTGACATCGAAGAAGAGGCAGATGACACTCGTCAAGAGGTTTACTTAGACGGTGAACCGCCCCCCGGCTACTTGTCAACAGGGCAGTACTAATGGATACCCGTCGTGAACTAGGTCTAATTAACAAGCACGTACGGCACCGCAACCGAGAAGCAGGTGAGTACGTCATTTGGCATGAGTTCAAGGACCTCGGGACAGGTGGCAGTACCTATGACGACGTGTATGACGAGGGCGTCCCCGGTACGGGAGGTAAGTCGTATACCCGAGGTCTGGTAGTTCCCACAATCTACGTTGAAGAGGTTGAGGATGAGTTCAGGGCTATCGACGATGGTCGTCAGCCCACCCAGAATATCCGTGCAACTATCTTGTTTAAGGACATCCTGTCTTCCGGGGTATCTAACCCGCGAGAGTACAACAAGCACCTCAATGACATGTTTGAGTACGACTCACGTTACTACCGTGTGCGTGCTTACCGTGTACGAGGGCGTATGAATAACGAACACCCCAATGGTGAGGCTATCCTGACTGTAACCGGTGTAGAAGTATTCCCCGATCAGGAACTGCCATTCTCACTTGGGCCAAGAAATACTGCCATTCACGACCTTCCTTGGCCCACATCGTTCCCTACGTGAGGTACTATGGTCAGATACGCAGTGAGCGCTGCGTATCTATACCCGCCAAACAACGCACAGAACCACGGAGGACAGCCTATGGAGGCTACCTACACTAATAATGCTGCTGGTTCTGTAGCGCCGTTTATTTCAGGGTCACTAGCCACCCAGAGTGCAGTCGAAAACCTAACATATGGCTTTATCGGTAGCCTTGGGGATATTCTGGATGAACTGGTGGAAGAAGCCACATCGGAATTACGGGGTGAGGCTAGAGGAGACTCGGAATGGGCTATTTACTCTCCGTATCTGCGCGTGGATCTTGAAGACAGCGAGTTGTCATATGGGTATACGGGTAACGATTATGTCGCTGCGGGTATCGCTGGTCTAGAGTACGGTGATTTAGAGACTGCCCCCAACCCACTAATCAGGTCTTTTGCACACCAGAATAAGCGGGATTTTGCAGACGCTGTGTCAAAGCGCATTGAAAAGGAGTTGGACTTTGGCTAACCCCGGCTTCACTCTCGCAGAAGATGCTGCACTCAAGGCGCGCCTCCAGAAGGTCTATGTCTCAGACGACCGTAACCAGCAACGCTTTGTAAAGGTGTTCTTTAGACAACCGGATGGGGAGACCGAGAAGGTATATCCGTTCATTACTATTGAACTCATCGGCATCAACCACGCCCGTGGACGACAGCACTCTCAAGTCGATTACTACTACACTAACGACACCTCACTGGATCAGGCACGTCGCGATACGTATGCTGATCGTATTAACTACTTCCCATCAGAGTACGACGAAGATGGTTTAAAAGAGATCGTCGGTGCCGATGGGTTTATTCATTTTGAAGATTTCGTGCCAGTTGACCTGACATATCAGGTCAGCACGTACTGCCGCAGTCAACGGCACGATCGCCAGATGACCGCAGCCTTGTTGCGGTATGCGTTCCCTCTTCGTAGGGGTTTTATAGAAATACCCGAAGATGGCACTATTCGCCGTTGTGATCTACTAAACTGGCGGCAGGCAGACCTACTGGACCAAGAGGCCGGATACAATAAACGTATCTTCCGCAAAGTCTTTACGGTACAAATCAATGCAGAGATTCCGCAGAATGACATCGAAACTGTCAAGAAGGTGGAAACTGTTAACGGAGAAATAACTGACACACGAAACGATACAACCGTTCTAACCACCTTCTCTACGCAGGAGTTCTAACACATGCCTAATTACTCAACCCCCGGCGTTTACGTCACCGAAGGGACACTCTCTAACGTCGCCCCCAGCGTTACGGGCGGCACTGCTGCTGTGTTCTTCGGTGAGGCTGAGCGCGGACCTACTGACGCTACTCTTATCACCGACTGGAACTCTTACAAGCGTACCTTCGGTGATCTGAAGAACGCATATGACCTCGGTTACGCTGTTTACCACTACTTCGCTAACGGCGGTCGCGCTTGCTACGTTGTTCGTGTCGTTGGTACTGACGGTACGACGCCAGATACCTCTGAGTACTTGGATGTCCCCTACTACCCTAACGGTACAGGTTCGGCTTCTGCGGCCCTGTTTGACGTAGCCGCTGTTAGCGATGGCACTTGGGGCAACAGTCTCTCAGTTCAGATTGAAGCGCTCACTGGCGAAGGCGGGTCAGCCGTGTCCGGTCTGGATGAGACTACTGATACCGCTTACGGTACCTTCAACCTCGTCGTCAAGTTGGGCGGCACCGAAGTTGAGCGTTGGCCCGCAGTCACGCTTGACCCCGACGGTAGCCGTTACGTACAGACTGTTGTCAACAACTACAGCCGCTACATCACTTTGAGCGGTGTATCTACCGTGGCTGCTAACGCTGCGCTGTCGTACGACACTAGTGCGTTCACACTTGACGGTGGTGCTCAAGGTACGCTTCTGTCGCAAGACATTGCAGACGCTGTTGACCGTGTAGACGGTATCACCGGCAACCTGCTTCTTAACGCTGTTGGTGATTCCTCCAGCACCGCAAACACCGCACTGGTCAACAAGGCTTCAGCACGTGGTGACTCGCTCGTTATCATTGATCCGAGCCTCACCTCTGAGACGCTGTCTGACCTCCAGACTACGGCTTCAAACTTTGCTGATTACGGCGGTTACGCCGCTCACTACGCACCGGCCCTAGTCATGGTCGACCCTGCAAAGAGCGGCCCCGGAGCCATCCGCACAACCTACCCCGGTGGTGCAATTGCCGGTCTCATCGTGCGTACTGAGGTGCAGCGTTCGGTTGCTAAAGCCCCCGCTGGCTACTCCGCAGAGATTCGTGGAGCGCTTGGTCTTTCGGTGAACCTGTCGAACGCTGACATTGGTACGCTGTATGACGGTAGCCCGTACGTTAACTCGTTTAAGTCAATCCCCGGTGCTGGTATTGCAGTCTTCGGTGCTCGTACCTTGGCTCGTACCACTTCCGACAAGTACATCCCAGTGCGTCGCACCCTCAACTACTTGAAGCACTCGCTTAAGCAGTTGACACAGTTTGCTGTGTTTGAGCCGAACGACGCCAACCTGTGGTCACGTATTAACGTCACGGTCTCTGGATTCCTTGCAGAGTTCTACCGTGAAGGCGGTCTGAAGGGCGATAACGCCGCTCAGGCGTTCTTCGTAGTGTGTGATTCGACTAACAACACGGCAACTAACATCGACCAAGGGATCGTCAACATTGAGGTGGGAGTCGCTCTCCAGAACCCCGCCGAGTACATCGTTATTAACCTCAGCCAGTGGTCAGGCGGTAGCAATACCGTTGAGACCCTTTGATACCTAAGGAGTAATTCCTATGGCACGTCCATCAGTTTCCGATCCGATTAGGAACTTTAAGTTCAAAGTCCAGATCGTCCCATCAGGTAATCTCGCTACAGAGAATTTGATGGGTAACGACTCCGTGAACCTCGGTTTCTCAGTCGTTTCTGGTCTTACTGTCCAAAACGAGATGATTGCTTACCGTGAGGGTGGCATGAACACTCACCCGCACAAGATGATCGGCCAGTCGGACTACGGCCCCGTCACCTTCACCAAGGGCGTGTTCTTCGATCAGGCTCAGTTGTACCGTTGGCAGGAGTTCTTGCACTCATGGGCACAGGGCGGTGTAAACGACCGTGGCTCCACCAGTGGAAACAACGACTATCGTTGTGACATCGCTGTTGCCGTGTATGACCACCCGGTGTCTTCCGGCACGTACGCACAGCCGAACAATGGTGGACCTTCGACCCCCGCTGGCGACATCAAGTTGGGGTATAAGTTGTTTAACTGTTGGCCTGCATCGTACTCACTCGGTGACTTGAACGCAGGTGACTCGTCTATTCTCATCCAGCAGATGGTTATCAACCACGAGGGCTTCCATATCCTCTGGGGCGATGAGATCAACGAGTTCTCTGACATTGCTGCCATCCAGTAACATACCTATAACATAAAACCTCATACAACTAGGAGTATCACGTGGGCACTAAAGAAGATGCCAATCTAATCAATGAAGCAATTGCTGACCCCGTCCCCGCCATGGAAGGTGTCCCGCAGGTAACTGCCGAACTCATACAGGGTATTTACGACCCTAAGAAAGAGGTATGGCATACCGACGCTGAGGTTCGGGAACTCACTGGTGAGGACGAGGAGTACTTGGCTGCTCTAGAAAACAAGAAGGGCCTCTTGTACTCAGAGTACATGAACGCCCTCCTGTCTAGGGCTGTCACACGTATCGGCACTATCAACGTCAATGCCATGAACGGTAAGCAGTTGGTAAACCAACTCATGCTCGGTGACCGAGATTTGCTGTACATGGCTGTAGTTAAAGCCACCTATGGGGAAACTCGTCTAATCAACATCGTATGCAGTAAGTGCGAAGTGAAGAACGACGTAGAAATCATGCTTGATGAGGACTTTCCTGTCACTTACCCCGACTTCGACGTTAGGGAAGGGTTGAAGGTAGAGACTTCTAAGGGTGTAGTGACGCTACGTCTCCCTACTGGAGAGGACACCGTCATCGCACAGAAAGAGGCGGACAACGATGCAGCACTCAATACGGTGATGCTGTCTCGGTGTGCTATGTGGCCGGAAGGGGAAGCCCCCGAAAGCCCCATGAAGTGGGCACGTTCTCTTAACATCGGAGATCGCAAAAAGTTGATTAATACCCTACTTGAGGTTGAGGTAGGACCTAAGATGGGGGAGGTGGACACTCAGTGTGCAAGTTGCGGCGAAGACATGCCAATTCTGCTCGATTGGGTCTCCCTTTTACTCAGTTAGTTTAAAGATTTTATATTGGGAATACGAAGCAATAGCCTCTCATTACAACGGGTTTAGTCTTTCAGACATTAAATCTATGGCAGTTAGACAGCGGGACTTCTGGTACCGTATGTCTAAGTGGCGTGACCAGTAGCGGAGGCTGTAATGGCAGATATCCCTCAGGGACCTGAGGCAGAGGTCGGAGAGCAGAGAATTGGCGGCAATAATAGCCGTATGCGCTCTGAAGTCAAGGCTGGCCTCCGCATTGACACCCAACAACTTAACCAACTAAAGACTCATCTCAAAGAAGCCCGTGACATCACTAAGTCATGGCGTGAAGAGATGGAGAAACTCGCCAAGGCCGCTAAGTCCGTACAAGGCTCCATGGCCGGTGCTGGCGGTGGCGGTAAAGGTGGCGGTGGGGCAGGTACCCCGAGAGCCGCTGGTACTGGTGACGACCCAATTAACTCTAGTCAACCAGTAGCACAGAAAGAGTCTGCCACGGCAGCGGCTACAGGAGGTCGCCTTGGCCGCGTTGCAAGCGGTATTGGTGGGTTTGCAACCGCCGCCGCCCCATTCCTCGGTCAGGGTATGGGACAGTTGGATGCCCGTATCGATAGGGGTATGCAATATGCCTCTAGTGCAGACCGGTTAAATCTGCTTACTCAACAAATGACGGGCATGTCCCAGATGCAGGCCATGCAGCAGCGTCAGGGATTAACGGGTTACCGACTAGGCGCTGGCGGCATCAACGCTGCTACCCAGTTCGGACTTTCGACAGGGCAGACAATTACACCGGGTATGGCTCGCTCCATTGAGGCTATCCGTACGTCAACGGGCTTCACGAAGAACACAGCAGACATCCTCGCTGAACAGCGACAGTTGATGGACCCGACAGTTGCTAACCGTATGTTCTTTATGGGCGGTGTCAACGCTTACAACATCGGCGGGGGCATGAAAGACCCACTTCAGATGCGCCAAGAGATCGTCCAACGCATGGGCCTCACTAACGAGATGACCATGAAAGGTGCATTGACCCCCGGTTCGGTTACCCGTGCCCGTATGGCGGATATGGGACTGGGCGAAGAGATGCAGACTGAGATTCTCCAGTACGCTCAACAGCAGATGGCCTTCAAGGAAAAAGGTGGACGTGGATCGTACGACCCCTCTAAGATGGCCCACCGTCAGTTGATGGGTATTGAGAACAACCTTGCTACCCAACAGGAAGAAACCGAGCGTGTTACTGCTGTCCGTGAAGAGCAGTTCATGCGACGACAGGTTGACAATATGGCTGCTCTGGAGAAGAGTAACCAAGACTTGATTAAGGCCATGGCCTCACTAGAAGACACTATGAGTGGCTTGATCGGGAAGCGTATTAGTTCTCGTCCTAAGCAACAGATGATCGGCGGTGCTTTAAAGGGTCTTGGCGGCGCACTGATTGCTGGAGGTGTTGCCGGAGCAGGAGCGACTGGAGGCACTAGCCTGTTTGCTTCCGCCGCAGGCGGACTTATGTACGGTTTAGGCTCTATGCTCGGTGACCCCGCCGACCCAGACGCAGCGCAAGACGGACTCGTACCGCCACCGGCAAATACTGTTAGCACTAAGTCCAGTGCTAAAGACGATTCCATTATGGTTCCATATGGCTATAACGGGAGTAAGATCAGCCTTACTGAACTGAAGAGCAAACCAGACTTCAATAAACTCAACCCAAGATTTAGTAAGCGCCTCCTGCAAATGATGCGTGCCAACCCTAACGTGGGTATCGGTGGAGGTACACGTTCAAGCGCCTCGCAGGAGACCATGTTCAAGAGTCGGTACCGTCGTACGGAAGAAGAGACCGGCATATTCTGGGATGGATCTTACTGGGAGCACGTAAGTGGTGCAGCAGCAGCGCCCCCCGGACGCTCATTCCACGAAATTGGACTCGCCGCTGACTTGGTTGGTGACCTTGACTGGATGAACGCTCATGCCCACGAGTTCGGTCTCAAACACTTCGCTGGCGTTAATAACGAACCGTGGCACGTCCAACCGTCTGACCTACCTAACTCTCGTAAGAAGTACGAAGAGCAGGGTGCGCCATGGGGTACCGACGGTAGGTACCAGCAAGGTGGGGAATTGGACGATGGCTCTATTTCTGGTGGATTAGACCACGGTGGTGGAGGATCAGGGGGTCAACCAAGTGGTGTAGGCGGTATCGCTGGGCTTCCTAATTTTGCGAACATGTCCATTCAAGAGGTAATGGAAAAGGGTCGCGCTGCCGGTCTAACTAGGCTATTGACGTCTGGTGGCTCAATGAGCCAAGCCCCCGCAGGTGGTAACGTCAAGTTCAAGTCATCTCAATCAGCAGGGCAGACTGCAACGGTAGGCTCAGGCTCTGCCCAAGCCGCTGCCGCTGCCCATAGGGCAGGTTTCCGTGGCGACGACCTCATTAAGATCGTGGCCATAGCCGGTCGTGAATCAGGCTGGAACCCACGGGCTAAGAACCCTAATACATCTGACCATGGCATGTGGCAGATTAACTGGAGTGCTAACGGAGAGACCGCTAAGTCGCTAGGGGCTAATAACGCTGAGGACCTATTCGACCCGTACCTGAACGCTAAGGTCGCTTACAAACTATTCCAGAACGCTAAAGGTTGGGCATCGGGAGAGGACCCCGGCTTCCACCCGTGGAGAGGTTCAGATACCGGATGGGAAAACAGTGGACCCGGTTGGGACGGTAACGGCGACGAAATGTGGCACGCCGATAAGTTCGTTGCTGAGGCTACAGCGGCAACAGAGCAGTACCGTTCTGGCGACCCCATGTTCGTAGAACCCACAAGGGGAGGATCGCGAGGCGGGTCAGGCGGTAGCCGCAGTACGACAAACCACATTACATCGTCACCTACTATCAACGTGGCTCCGGTTATTAACTTCAACGGTGCCCCCTCCACCCCAGACTTACGTAACATCGCACAAACGGTTACCCGTTTGATTAAGGAAGAAGTTGACATGATGAATTTGAGGACTTCGTAATGGCCTCTAGATCCGATCAGTGGAACGGCCTGACTCAGGCTGGTGAGAGTTTCACATACTCTACGGCAGGTGGTTCTTACAATTTTACCGACGCTGCTAACGACAAGTTCATATACCCACGTCGACAAGTACGTTATATCAACGATCAGGGCGAGCGCGTTGTTAAGGACCTAAAGCGCGGTTACATACGTAACCTGACGTCTGCCGAGAATAAGGTAGGCGTACCCACTTCCAAGTGTCAGTTTCAGTTCAACCCACAGTACTTAGTACAAAGCGTTAGCCAAAACACTCAAATTCTCAACTTCTTGCAACAGGAACCGGGGCAGTACGCACAGCCGATCCCCGGCAACGTGTCCTTCAACTTTGACCTGTTCTTTGATAGGTCTATGGAGTTGAACGCCGCAGCGATGGATAATACTTCGTACAACCCCAAAGATCCATGGACAAGCAGCCCCGGACACGTCGGAGTCTTACACGACATTGCCGCCTTTTACGAAGTAATCGGTGTTGGGCTGAGCGAGAAGATGGGTAAGTATGCAGAGTTCAACCTAGAAAAGCGTATTACCGCAGAGATTAACGCACAGTCAATTGCAGACGACGAAGACAGTACTGCTGAAGTAGACCCGGATACACAGTTCTCGGATGCTATGGAAGCGGCAAATAACTTCCTGAAATACAACGTCGGTAACACCGCGTTCCTGTTACCACTACCGGTGCGTATCGTGTTTTCTGGTTTGTACATTGTAGAGGGGCTAGTTAAAGATGTAACTGTAACCTTCACCAAGTTCACACAGAACATGGTGCCGATGCAGGCGACCCTCAATGTGCTTTTTGAGGCTAAATACATCGGGTTCGCTAAGAAGGACACCTTCTTTACGCAGGTGCTGGAAGAGTGGGAGAGCCAAGAACTGCGAGACCCGTTTGATATTGATGGCACCCCCGAAGAGATTGAGGAAGCCTACGATGCGGCTAACGCAGACCTAAGTCAGGCTGTGATGATGGTTGTTAAACAAGAAGACTCCGACGGTGATGACTACGCCTATGTACACCATTGGCCGGGGCGACCGATTTACGCTGAAGGTCCTTTGGATTACTCCGACAGCCACACCCAAAACGTACAGAAGGGTCCCGCACTTTCGTCATTGGTGTCTAATCAAAACGCATTTGGCCTGTACACCGACAACGATTCAAAGGTAGAGAACTATCAATTGTTCTTAAAAGTCGGGTTTCCAGATGCGTTACATGATTCAGCACTAGAGAATCTGGCTCTCAACAAGAACAAAAACGTATCTCTACAGGTTTCTGCTCAAGTAGACCTATGGAGATGGGAACAGTCTGTCATCGTTGAAGACGCTGTTAAAGAGGCTTGGAACGATATTAAGAACATAGTGAACGGTGATGATAGAGCACGACCGGGTATAGCCACTGGTCCGTACACTCCAAACACCCGATCAAAGGGTCGTTCATTTTTTAGTAAACTGTGGGATTACGGAGGACCGAAGGTACGCAAAGCAGTCGATAACGGCAATAACGAGAGGGCTTTCGCCTCTGTACATAGAGTGTGGTCTGGCACACTAAATGAAAGCAACGTACAGACAGAGGTTAAGGATGCCTTGCGTAACAAGGTTGACTCTAATGTCATCATCGCTGATGCCACTGCTCTCAAGAACCTGTTCAACGCAGGATTGACAGCGAAAGTCAGCATTAATAAGGGCGAGTTTGGTACATATGATAGGTCTATCGACCGAACGACTGTCTCCGAACCGGACCTAGAGCCGGATAAGTTCCCCGAGTACGAGACCGATGAGGGCAGTACGTTCTACCTAGGTTTAGAGTACGAGTTAGAGGTACTACTGACTATCGACTCGGTAGAACTACCGGTACAGAGAGTTATAGACTTTATGATCGTACCCGTTACCGGGGTGGGCGAAACCATGCACATACTTAGTAACAATGACTTTGATGGGCAATACAACTCTGTGAAAGCGGTTAATCTAGATTGGCAAAGTGCTAAAGATGACGTTCTGGGAGCAATTGACGACGGCGCAGACGACGACACTAACTCCAACAGCGGCTCGTCGTCCGGGCAAGACATTAACCAGTACGACGACGGCGGTAATGTACTGACAGCCCAAGACGACGGATTTATAGCAGTTTGGTGAGGTAAGAGATGGCTTTATACAGCAGTAGTTCTAGGTATAGCCGGTCAACCGGCGAACAGATTGCTAAGCGGTCTGTACCATCGCCCTCACGGTACACTTTGTACACGGTACGTGAGGGCGACACATTGGAAAGCATCGCAGCACGTATTCTTGGGTCCACTGAGCGCTATTGGGAACTAGCCGACCTGAATCCGCAGGTAAAGTTCCCCCTTGACCTGTCTACGGGGACCACTCTCAGGATTCCCGTATGATCTCTAAGAAGCCGTATGGTGTATCTCCTACGACCACTATTACGGTAGGTAATACATCTTTTGACCATACTGCTGTGGGGCGAATCGAACTTACCCTAGAGGAAAACAACCATGACTTACTTGTCATGGATTTGGCGGGCATACCGCCTCGTGCAATTACTGAGATGTATGGAAAGCCTGTAGACATCGAGTTCACTACAGGCGGTAACTTCTACCAACGGTTTGTTGGTTATGTCGAAGAAGTGCGACCAGAGTCGTTTACAGGCTTTGGACTACTCAACAACAGCCCATTCCAGACCGTACGAGTTATTTGTATGGGAGCATCGTACAATATGCGCGGTTCTAAGAGCGACTCTTGGAGCGGCTACCGACTCAGCACTATTGCCAACGAGATGAGCGCTCGGTATGGATTCAGCCTAGATGTTCCCTCTGATCGCTCTGTCAACGAAGCACTGCTACAGACTAACGAGTCTGACTGGCAGTTCTTGACGAGGTACGCCAAGTTTTTAGGGTATTCGGTCAACGTACACGGTACTCATATGCATATCTACGATCCTTATAAGGCTAAAAGTAGGCAGAACTCGTACCACGTACTCACTACGCTCAAGAAGACAAAGGGAGATGTTACCCCGTCCCCCGGCCAGATCATTGAGTTCAACGGTAACTTCTCCCGCCGCCACATCGACGGGGAATACAAAGAGCACAAAGTTACTGTGGTGAACAGCGACAACACCACGTACGATGTCAGTTCTACGACTGTAGATGCCTTACACAACGGTGTTGCACGCTACCCGAATAGGGTTACCGAGTACGTCGATAACTATGAAGAAGCGGCACGTCGTATTAGTGCTACCGCCAAAGAGGCCTACGACTACTACGCTACGGCAACCGTACTGGGAGTCGCCGGTTGCGTACCGGGGGGCATTGTCAAGGTAGACAACTACAACGGTGAGTTTGACACTTTTTGGTATGTACAGGCAGTGAAGCACGTTATTCATACAGATTCTTTTCACACGGAACTACAATTAGCACTCAACACTAAGTCCGAGTTACAGTTCACCAATACTCAGAAGTTCACGCCGCCCCCTGTGCCGGTGTACAGTAAGGGGTATTGGATAGCAGAAGAAAGACTTGTCAATGAGTACTCCTGATTATGAGATTCACAGGGCGATTGTCCACTCGTCTGACACGGTGACAGGGGCGGCAGAGGTACGTATACCCTCCTTGTTGGGGGCTGGTCAGACTGTCAATATCCCCACTACTGGGTTGACTCTTTCTGCCGGTGAGTGGAATGTCCCCTCTGCTGGTTCATCTGCTTTTGTTGCTGTATCTGCTGATAGAACTCAATTTCTATGGGTTACTGGGGTAACGGTACCTACTGATAGCGCTACCGATTTCACTGGTAACGTCACTATTGGGGGCGACCTCGGCATAGGCACATCGTCGCCTAGCACAATCCTAGCCATCAAC